ATCAGATCGTAATCACATCATCTATGAACTACGTGTTAACGGTGAGAACTACATTGGTGTCACAGCCAAGACTGAATCAACTATTAATAAGAGTGTTCGCGCTCGTGCTGCCAAGCACTTCTATCGTGCCAAAACAGAAACTAAGAATTGGCTGCTTTGCTCAGCTCTACGCAAGCTCAACAGCAAAGAAGAAATTGAAATCATTGTTCACGAGATTGTTCGTGGCAAAGCCCTGGCCCATAAGCGCGAAGTAGAAATCCGCAGACTGGTAGGCCCTACACTAAACACAGACACACGAGGAGACTAACATGGACTTGACCGTAGAAATGTATCGTATAGATCGTCGCTGCAAAGCGGGCCGAGTACTAGTAATGAAGCAGGACTACACAGACGTGAGCTGGGCCCAAATGGAGCGCATGTACCCACGTCGTCCACGCTACATCGTAGAGTTTCACGAGACTTGGGTTACAAAGACTAACCTTATGACGGGCTTGCCCTATCAGGAACGTTACGATACCCCACATTGCTGTTCAGCAGCCAGCGAGACCTACTGGAGCATGTAGGGGTTGACAACTAGGAATTTTGGCAGTATAATACAGGCTTACAACGTTAAGGAGCGACCTATGACTAACCCAATCCCTTCTAGCAACATTTGGCACACACCCGCAGATCTCAACGAGCTGCAGGATATGATCAATCAGTTCACAGGCCAGGAAGCTGCGCTGGCTGCACACGTGATGATGTTGACCCTGAACACCTGCCACAAATTAGTCGATGAAGCTATCAAGGAGGCCGCATGAGGTACTGGGACGAACTGCTGCGCGAGCAGCGTAATGGTCTAACCGTGATCGTGGACAAGACCTGGGAAGACTGCTCTATTCGCGATCTCTTTGATGAAAGCTGCTGTGATGTAGAGGACCTGGAACGTAAGGTTAACAGGGGCGATTTGGATTGGTTTATGCTCAGAGCTCGCGTCATGTACAATGATCTGGAACTGGGCTCAGAGATCTGTGGAGGGTTCCTCTACGAAGATGCTCGCGATGTGCTGCGTGATGGTATGGCTGACGAGATGATCTGGCAAGCAGAGGAAGAAGCCAAACGACAATTACCCGGCCTTATTGAAGGGTTATTGCGTGTAGAGGTTGACAAATTGGCTGCGTGAGCATACAATAGAGACTTAGCAACAAAGGAGCGCGATATGCAGACACTTTTTAGCACAGCAGGCGACGGCTTGTGGAGCAACGTAGCAAAGCCTGTACACATTGTAGACATGCAACTTGCCTACATTAACGACGAGAGAGATTTTGGCGAGCTGCGTGTTTACTTTAACACTAAGTTTTGGGACGTTAACAAAGACGGTCTCATTTACACAGACAGCAACTTTATTGAAGAACTGCGCAATTTTTTAATTGCACAAGAACTAACTGACGACTGCGACTACAGCGAGCAAGGCATGCAGGGAGACAACTACGTTAGCTTAGACGTGGGAGAGGGCTTTATTGCTGCGTGGGATGCAAAGTTTAACTTGTTTGCATAAGCACAAAACGGGGGTTGACAACAGCCCCCGTTTATAGTACAATAGACACACATTAACACAAAGGAGCGTGAAATGGCTACTCGAAGCACTATTGCAATGGAGCAACCCGACGGTCGCGTAATGCAGATCTACTGCCACTGGGACGGTTACCTTGATCACAACGGAGAGATCCTTCAGGAGCACTATCGTGATCGCGCTAAGGTTTTGGCACTCATGTATCTGGGCGATATCAGCTCCTTAGCTCCTAGCATCGGAGAACCGCACGATTGGGACAACTGCCCTGAGGGTGTCTGCAACGCCTACGGACGCGATCGTGGCGAATCGGGCTGTGAAGCTCGTGTGTTCAAGGACTTTGAGGACTACAAGGCCAACCACCAGTACGAAGAATACGAGTATATCTTCCGTTCGGACGATCAGTGGTATGTTTCCGAATACAGCCGAGCCTACCGCGCACTTGAGCAGGTGCTGGCAGAAGCAGAAACCCTAGAGGATTAAGGGTTATTACTGAATGGGGTTGACAACAGCCTCATTTGGTAATATAATAGAGGTATGTTCAACAAATGCATAGGAGCGAAAATGCCAGCAGTAATTGAGATTCGTGAGGGTTCGTATAAGATCCGTGGCTCAGATGTGAGCATGGCCGGTAACCGTTTCGAACTAGTAGAGCAATACAAAGAAGGTGCTCAGGGTGGTTATGTAACCGTAGAAGGTGGCTCTGTACAGCCTGCTAACCCTGGCATTCCAGATCGTAAGATCCGTATTCGTTGCAGTTCAGCACAAAGTTACATGATTGTCGCCGGTGAAGTGCCAGCAATGCCCGCAGGTGATAAAAGTTTGGAGCAGATTAAAATTTCAGATAATGCCGTAGCACACGAAACGGACGAGCAGATCATCGAACGTCTTCGTAACCGTTTTGACGTGCTCAAAGATATGACCAAAGCAGTCAAAGAAGGTACCGTGCGAGCTATGATCGTCACAGGCCCTCCAGGCGTGGGCAAGAGCTTTGGTGTAGAAGAAGTACTAAGCAAGGACGATCTCTTTGATATGATGGGTCAGCGCAAGCCCAAATATGAGATTGTCAAAGGCGCAATGTCAGCAGTGGGTCTGTACAGCAAGCTCTATCACTACAGCGAAAAAGGCAATGTTATCGTGTTTGATGACTGCGACTCTGTGCTGTTGGATGACCTTAGCCTTAATATTTTGAAGGCTGCTCTGGACTCTAGCAAGAAGCGTACTATCTCTTGGAACACTGACAGCCGTGTTCTGCGTTCAGAAGGAGTGCCAGATCGCTTTGAATTTAAAGCAGGCGCTATCTTTATCACTAACATCAAGTTTGAGAATGTGCGTTCTAAGAAACTGCAGGATCACCTTGCCGCTCTTGAAAGCCGTTGCCACTACATTGATCTTCAAATGGACACAGATCGCGAAAAGGTCTTGCGCATTAAGCAGATCACCCAAGATGGCATGTTGGACAGCTACGAGTTTGAAGACTGCGTTAAGGATGAGATCATTGATTACATTCTTGAAAAACGAGCACAAATGCGTGAGCTGAGCCTGCGTACGGTACTCAAGGTAGCAGACCTGCGCAAGAGCTTTCCTACAAATTGGAAGAGCATGGCAGAAGTTACCGTTATGAAGCGAGGTGCCTAATGGAAGGCCCGTCTAAGACCTGTACTTGGATTGGGCCCGAGCAGGACCCTTTGAAGCACTGGCCCATTCATTACTGCGGGTGTCCTAGTGTTCAAGGGTCTAGCTACTGCGCTGATCACTACTGGAAGGTCTATGCTCGAGGCACTTCAGTTAACGGCCGTCGACGTGAACGTGCCATAGAGCAAGAGATTCAACAACTTAAACAAGCACAAGAGCTTGAGGAGTATGAAAATGAAAACTAACATCTTTACAATTGCCCTGCTGGCGCTTGTAATCGTATTCTTTTTTGCCGTAGGTCCTATCCTGGTAATTTGGAGTATGAATACACTATTCCCCGTGTTGGCCATTCCGTATACGTTTTGGACATGGTTAAGCGTGGTCTTGCTCGGCGCATTCTTTCGAGCAAATGTTTCCATTAAACGGAAAGATTGAGGTTGCTATTTTACAACAAGAATGCTACTATATTGACACGCTGTGGAACACAGCCATATAACATAAAGGAAAACACAGACATGAAACGTATCTCTAAAGACTCAAAGACTTTTAAGATTTTTACTGCACTACAAAATGGTGACAAACTAACTGCAAGCCAAGCTGAGAAGCGTTTTGGCGTAAAGAACCTGGCTGCTGAAGCAAGCCGTCTCCGCCAAGCTGGTTATGCTGTTTATGCTAACTCTCGCAAGGCAGGTAATGGTGTTACCGTTACTGAGTATGAACTAGGCCGTCCTTCACGCGAGATCGTTGCTCTAGGCTACTTAGCTCGTAACATGGGCATGACATTGGCTTAATAGGTCGCTCCACAAAACCAAGCCGATTCGCTCCCGGGGCGGTTTTGGAATAGGGTCCTAAGGGCCCTATTTTTTTGGCCGTTTGTTGCAAAAAAGCCACAGGCCGGCACTCTCCAAAATGGTTGACAGAACTGCTGTTTGATGGTATAATAGAGTTATTGTTAAGGAGCGATGATGA